TATGGATTTATTCTATTCGCTTAAATCACCATATAGGAAGAATGGTGTATTTGTTACAAACGATGCAACAGTAAAGACAATCAGAAAACTTAAAGATGGTAATGGCCAATATTTATGGCAACCATCAGTTACAGCTGGTCAACCAGACACTATTCTTAACAGACCTGTAAGAACATCAGCATATGTGCCAACAATTGAAGCCGGAGCTAAGACAATTGCTTTTGGAGATTTCGGATACTATTGGGTGGCAGACAGACAAGGCAGGTCTTTCCAAAGATTAAATGAGCTTTATGCTGCAACTGGTCAAGTTGGATTCAAAGCAACTCAAAGAGTAGATGGTAAGCTAATCCTTGCAGAAGCAATCAAAGTGCTTCAGCAGAAAGCATAGGTGATATAGATGAGTAATGTTAAAAACTATAAGGAGCAAGGTGGAGACAAATGGGTTGTAAATGGTATTCTTGAGATTACTGCTGACGGACAAATTCTTATTGATGGTGCAGAGTTGACAAGGTCATCTGCTCAAGCAGATAGTGAAGCTACAACAATTGCAGGTTTAAAGGATGACTTTAATGCTCTTCTTGCAAAACTTAGAACAGCAGGAATTGTTTCAACAGAATAAATGAATGAGGTGGTGAGTGTATGATTGTCTCACTTGAAGAAGCAAAGCAATATTTAAGAGTTGACGGTGATGAGGAAGATACGCTCATCACCAATTTTATACTATCTGCCCAAGAGATATGTGAAGATGTTTTGCGAATACAATTATCAGAATTAGATCCCATTCCAGAAGTCATAAAGCAGGCAATTTTGTATACAGTAGCACAGTTTTATGAACTAAGGGAGAATACTGATATTCAAAAAATAATTGAAATGGTAAGACGACTCTTGTTTGCATACCGCAAGGAAGCCTGGTGATTATCTTATGAATATAGGCAGAATGAGACACAGGATAAAAATAAATAATGTTAATGCAACAACGGATTCGGCAGGATATACAGTTGAAGTCCCTACTGAGTTTGCTACTGTTTGGGCAGAAGTACAACCTGTATCAGGTAAAGAATATTTTGGAGCAGCTGCCATAAAAGCAGAAAACACAATTCGATTTAAAATTCGTTACTTAAACGGGATAACCAATGATATGACTGTTGAGTTTGAAACAAAAATTTACAATATCAAAAGTATTATTGATACTGATATGAGACACAAGGAACTTGTATTAGCTTGCGAGGTGATTGAAAATGGCTGAGCTTGAAATAGAAGGAATGGATGAGCTCTTGAACAAATTATCTCAATTAGGCAATAGCGTTGATGGAGTAATAGACAATGTATTAAAAGAGGCAGGAACCAATGTAAAAGATGAAATGCAAAAACTTGTACAAGTATCAGATATAAACCATAAGCACATAAGAGATGATATACAAATATCTAAAATAAAAGGCAATGGAACTACTAAATTCATTGAGATTGCTCCTGGTAAAGAAACAAATTGGAGAGCAAAATTTTTAGAGTTTGGAACTAAAAACATGTCAGCCGAACCGTTTATGGAGCCTGCTTATTTAAATACTAAACGTGAAAATATGGAACTTATTAAAAGAAGAATTCGGGAGGCTTTGTAAACATGAATAAATTAATAGTTGATACATTAAAACCTCTTAATGTTCCAATAGCTTTTCAAAAGTACTCCGGAACCGCATCAACCTATATAACGTTTTTTATTTATAATGAGCAAGGAGAAGCATGGGCAGATGATGCTGAGATTCAAACAGGATATTATGTTCAAGTTGATGTGTGGAGCAAGTCTGACTATACAACAGTGGTTAATGATGTAATTACTGCAATGCAGAATGAAGGCTTCATACGCACATATGCATCAGACTTATATGAATCTGCTGCAAATATTTATCATAAAGCAATAAGATTTAATTACATGAGAGGAGATGTTTAAATGACTACAGTAAATAGTGCTTTAGTAGGACTTGAAAATCTAGTTTATGCAAAGCTTACAAATGAAGCTACAAATGTGTACGAAACACCTGTGGCAATAGCGCCTGCAATAAATGCAAAGATAAAACCTAAGGTTAATAGTGCAATATTATATGGAGATAACAGAGCAGTTGAAACTGTGTCTGCTCTTGGAGAAATTGAAGTTGAACTTGAAGTAACTGATCTTCCGTTAGAAGTTGTTGCAGCCTTACTTGGGCATAGCTTAGATGCTGTTACAGGGGTAATAACATATAACGTTGACGATATTGCACCATATGTTGCACTGGGGTTTAAGGCTAAAAAAGCAAATGGCAAGTACAGATATGTTTGGTTGCTGAAAGGTAAATTCGAAGAGCAAGAAGATGAATATGCAACAACTGAGGATAAAGTAAAATTTACTACACCGAAAATAAAAGGAACCTTTGTATCTCGCAGTGATAGCAATTGGAAGTATACTGCAGATGAAGATAGCGGAACTGTGCCAGTAGGATTCTTGAGTGCAGTATATGCACAGGCTTAATAAGAAAGGAGCAACTTTATGCAAATAAAATTAAATAACAAAACATATACAATGCCTACGGTTAAGGCAAAAGTCTTAAGAAAAGCTTTAACCTTTAATGAAAAAATGGATTTTAACAATATAAAAGCAAAAGATTTAGATGAACTGGTTGATTTCGTCTGCGAAGTATATGGAAATCAATTCTCAGTTGACGATATCTATGAAAATCTTGAAGCAAAAGAACTTTTACCAACTTTAATAGATAGTATTCAAGCTATCACAGGAGAAACAGCAAATAAGTTAAATGAATTTCCAAAAAACGAATTAGCAGGGGATATGAAAAAGTAATCTCTCCTGCTGATTTTATGAAAGATATTTATTTGAGTCTAATGGAACAAGGGTGGACTTTAAGAGACATTGATGAAATGGATATCATGTATTATTTTGAACTTTTGGCACACAAAGCTAGGAAAGACCAACAGCCTGAAGTTTATATTGACCAAATATTATAAAAGAACACTTCTCAGAATCATTAATGAGAAGTGTTCTTTTACTTAGACAGGGAGGTGAGGTGATTGGCGGAAGAGTTAGGTGGACTCAAAATAAAACTTGGGTTAGACGGAACAGAGTTTCAACAGGGAATACAACAAGTAAACAGAGAAATGAAAGTATTAGAAAGTGCTTTTAAAGCACAAGGCGCAGGACTTGACAACTTCAGCAAAAGCATTGATGGCTTGAAATCTAAATCCAGTATGTTAACCGGGCAAATAGATTTGCAAAAGCAAAAATTTCAAGCTTTAAAGGAACAGTTGGATAAATCTATACAGTCTACTGGAGAATACTCAAAAAACAGCCAAAATTTAAAAATACAAATCAACAATGTTGAAAAGAGTATAAAAAATCTAGAGACAGAACTAAAAAAAACAAATGATGAAATAACCAAACAATCAAGTAACTGGACCAAATTTGGGAACTCTATGAAGTCAGCAGGTGACAAATTAAAAGGAGTCGGAGAAGGTTTTAAAAGTGTAGGGACTAAACTATCGACATCATTGACACTTCCGATTACTGCCGCAGGCGCAGCTAGTTATAAGATGGCATCAGACATGGTTGAATCTATAAATAAAGTTGATACAGTATTTGGACAGAATTCAAAAACTGTACAAGAATGGTCAAATACATCACTTGAAAAGATGGGCATGGCAAAAGCGTCAGCGTTAGAAATGTCTAGTATATTTGGAGATATGGGTTCGGGAATGGGACTAAACTCTCAAGATACTTTGAAATATTCTATGAGTTTAACCCAACTTGCAGCAGATTTAGCTTCATTTAAAAATGTAAAGGTTGATGTTGCAAAAACTGCTTTGACAGGTATTTATACCGGAGAGACTGAGAGTCTGAAACAATTAGGAATTGTAATGACTCAGGCTAACCTGCAAGAATATGCTCTTTCACAAGGGATAAAGAAGAAAATCCAAGACATGACACAAGCAGAACAAGTTCAACTTAGATATAACTATGTAATGTCAGTTACAAAAAATGCACAAGGTGATTTTGAGAAAACAAGTCAAAGTTCTTCAAACCAATTAAAGATATTCGGTGAATCAATGAAGGAACTTGGTACAACAATTGGCACTCAACTAATACCGCTTATAACACCATTTGTGCAAAAGCTAAATGAGATAATTAAGCAATTTAGTAGTATGGATGAGGGGACAAAAAAGTGGATAGTAGTAATTGGAGGAATTGCTGCAATTATAGGACCGGTTTTATTGTTCATTGGACAGCTTATAACAACAATTAGTGCAATTGCAGGAGCATTTTCTGCTGCATCTGGTGCGATAGCTGCAGCCGGAGGAATATTAGCCGTTATAACCGGACCAATTGGAATAGCTATAGCAGTTGTAGCCGGTTTAATTGCAATCGGGGTGCTTTTATATAAGAACTGGGATACTATAAAAGCTAAATGTAGCGAATTAGGTGCTTATCTTTCTATTAAAAT